TTGGTGAAGTTAGTAACCACTCTGCACCAACTTAGCCCATATAAATAACCTATCAATAACCTGTTATCAATAGTTTTAATATCGTTTCATAATGTGATATAGGAATGATTCGCATTTATGGTACATCGCCCCTACTTACTGATACCGCATTATCATTATCACTAGTGCAATGTTAGTAAGTGCTTACTGGGTAGGTTAGTGTGTGCTCACTTCTATGTGTGTGAGTGCTTACTTGTAAGTGAGTGCTCACCTCTGGTGAGACTTGCGAAGCAAGTGCTTACTTTGATAGGGGGGAGGGGGTATGCGTGGTGTTGTAAATATTTGTGAACCCTCCTCCGCACACGAGAAGCTAAATCAGACTGTACGACACAAAAGGGTAATCTGGATTAGGGGAGAAGACGGAATAGGAAAGTCACCCGTGAGTGGGTGAATCCTTTTTAAAGGAGAGCCTCTCGTTTATACTAAGTTAGAGAAGGTTGTCAGTCCTTACTCTCCACGCTACTAGCCCCGTTCAAGTCTTGTGCTTTACTGAAGAACTACATGGTTCACTACGTTTATCCTACTTGGTCGGCTCAACCGCATAGAGGGGTGGGTGATGCCCCCGTTTGTCTCCACTATACAAGATTCTGATTCTGATGTAAAGTGTGCGCTAACTTCCCATTCTGTTGGACAAAAGATGAATGTAGTAGATGCACTCCCTAATAACCTAAAAAAGAAGGGTCGCCCAAAAGGTTCTGGGAAGATGACCCTCAGCAAGTATGCAGACAATCCCACTGCTCTCATACTGCCTAAGACTGAACAACAGAAAATCAAAGAACTTAAAGACCTTCTGATAAACAGTGCAGGTTCTAATGTCGTCTACAAAGCAGTCGAGATTGCAATGAATGATGAACACCCTGCACAGATGGCGGCACTCAAACTCTGTATGGACAGAATGCTTCCCGTTTCACTATTTGAAAAAGAAGGAAAACAGCGTTCCGCTGTCAACATCACCATCTCAGGCATAGGGGGTGTAGTCATTGGTGAAAACCCTATAGATGCAGAAGATATAGAAAGCAAAGATGTCTGATCTGAACTTCAGTCTCCTCCCTTGGCAACAAGAAGTCTTTGCTGATAAAACAAGGTTTAAAGTCATTGCCGCTGGTCGGCGTTGCGGTAAGTCTAGGCTCTCAGCTATCACTCTGTTAATCGAGGGATTGCAATGTACTGCTGGTTCTGCTGTACTGTATGTTGCGCCTACCAATGGTCAGGCAAGACAGATTATTTGGGATGTATTGATGGAGTTGGGGCGTGAAGTCATTCAGGCAAGCCATATCAATAATATGGATATAACCCTGATAAACGGAGCAAAAATCTATGTTAGAGGTGCAGATCGCCCAGATACTCTGCGAGGAGTGTCACTCACCTACGCTGTGCTTGACGAGGTTGCCGACATCAAGCCAGAAGCATGGGAGCAAGTTATTCGAGCTTCGCTGTCAGACAAAAAAGGTCGGGCAATGTTCATCGGAACTCCCAAGGGTCGTAACTTTTTCTATGACATTTTTAGACTCGGAATGTCAGAAGAAGACTCAGATTGGAAATCTTGGCATTTCACCACCAAAGATAACCCTCTGATCGACCCTACTGAAATCGAGAGCGCAAAGAAAACCCTATCTAGCTTTGCTTTCAAGCAAGAATATATGGCTAGTTTCGACAATGCTGGCAGTGACGTTTTTAAAGAGGAGTGGCTGAAATATGGAGAAGAACCTGATTATGGCTCGTACTACATTGCTGTCGATTTGGCAGGGTTTGAAGAAGTGGCTAAACAAGCGGCTAATTCTAAGAAAAGACTAGACCAGACAGCCATTGCTGTAGTCAAGGTGACGGATGAAGGTAAGTGGTTTGTCAAAGAGATTGTCTATGGGCGTTGGGACATTCGGGAAACTGCCGCTACTATCCTGCTAAAGATGCGTGAATACCGTCCTTTGAGTATTGGAATTGAGAGGGGAGCGTTAAAAAACGCAGTTTTACCGTATTTGAGTGACTTAATGCGGAAAAATAATGTATATTCACACATAGTTGACTTGACGCATGGCAACAGGAAAAAGACTGACAGAATTATCTGGAGTCTCCAAGGAAGGTTTGAGCATGGGCGTATTGTGCTGAACTCTGAGGAAGATTGGGATGAATTCAAAGATCAACTCTTGATGTTCCCAGCCCAAGGTGTTCACGATGACCTACCCGATGCCCTATCTTATATTGACCAACTGGCTGTTACATCTTACTTTGAAGATGCAGATGAAGATGAGTGGCAACCAATAGACATAATTTCGGGAGTGTAAATGGCAAAAGTGGGAATTTCTGAACCAAGGTACTTAGAACAAGGTCAAAAGTTAACTGAAGGCTCAGTCAAGGGAAAAGGCTTCTTTGGAGGAATCCCAACCCAAGATGGAAGTATGATGACTGAGTATTCATCGGCTTTTGAAGTTGGTGGCAAGACTGTTTCATATCCTTTAGTTGTGCCAACATTGACTGCTGATGAGTTAAACCTATTGCGCTCAACAGGTGAAGTAACACCTGAGATAGAGAAGAAGGCGCAACAATATGCTTTAGATAGATTGGCAGAAGGTAAGAATCCATTTGCTAGTCCTCAAGAATTAAGATTTCCATTGCCAGAGGGTTTTGACCCTAAAATTTTTGCTCCTGCTGTAGGCTCTATTCCTACAAGCCCAATGTACAAAGAACCATTTGCTGATACTACAAGGTAACAATATGGCAACAGATAAAGAAGTCAAACTAGAACAGAATGAATTTTATGAGCCTACTGAGGCTGATAAAGAACTGACCGATTTCATCACCAGCCACTGCGACAAGTGGCGAGATTGGCGTGATGCTAACTACCTCCCCGCCTACCTAGAGTACGAGCGTATCTTTCGTGGTCAATGGGCATCTGAAGACAAGACAAGGGAATCAGAGCGTAGCCGTATTGTTACCCCTGCCACTCAGCAAGCAGTTGAGACTCGTCACGCTGAGATCATGGAAGCCATCTTTGGACAAGGCGACTTCTTTGACATTGAGGACAATATCCAAGATGTGAACGGTGTGGCTATTGATGTTGAACTGATTAAGGCTCAACTGTCTGAAGACTTTAAGAAAGACAAAATCAGAAAAGCTATCGATCAGATCGAATTAATGGCTGAAATCTATGGCACAGGCATAGGCGAGATTATTGTCAAGACTGAAACCGAGTATGTTCCCTCAACTCGGCCTATCCCTAATCAGATGGGGCAAGCGGCAATTGGTGTGATGGAAAGAGACAGAATATCTGTCAAGATCAATCCTATCAATCCTAAGAACTTCTTGTTCGACCCCAACGGTACTACGGTCGATGACTGCATGGGCGTGGCTATTGAGAAATATGTATCAATACACAAGATTGTGCAAGGCATTGAGAAGGGTATCTACCGGAAGGTGGACATTGGTACTGCCAGTGAAGACACTGACCTTGAGCCTACCCAAGAGATTAGCCAGTACCAAGATGAGAAGGTATTGCTGTTGACCTATTACGGTCTTGTGCCTCGTGAGTACCTGAACAACTTAGAAGAAAACAAGGACATTGTTGACTTGTTTCCTGAGAACTCAGCGGCTGAAGACTACACCGACATGGTTGAAGCCATTGTCGTGATTGCTAACGATGGGATGCTGTTAAAGGCTGAAGAAAATCCTTACATGATGAAAGACAGACCAGTTCTGTCTTACCAAGACGATACTGTTCCAAACAGGTTGTTGGGTCGTGGTACGGTGGAAAAAGCATTTAATATGCAAAAAGCCATTGATGCACAGACTCGCAGTCACTTGGATTCATTGGCATTAAGCACTTCCCCCATGATTGCAATGGATGCAACTCGTTTGCCAAGGGGTATGAAGTTTGAGGTAAAGCCCGGAAAAGCTATTCTTACCAATGGCGCACCAAGCGAGATTCTTTATCCATTCAAGTTTGGTCAAACTGACCCAAACAACCTTGCAACTGC